TGGAACTTGACGACGTTCTCGATCAGGAGTGGGTGGTTGGCTGTACAGGCTCCTTCGAAGGGTTCCGAAGCTTCCTCAATCTTGAGGCCAAGTTCTTCCATGCCCCGGACGATGAGATTTTCCCACTCGCTGCGAGAATCCAGGTCGTCCCTAACATCATCACATATCTTGCTGCCCACGCGAGATAAGTCCGAGTCGTCCAAATACTCAGCAAGATTAGCGTAATGATCTGTAATATCGACACGGATTTCCTCCTCCCCAAATTCCACGTCCACTCCGCCATCGTCGAGTTCGACAATGACTGACTTCAGTCCCAGGGGGGTCAGGGGATTTGCATTTTCGATCATATGGGGAGTCCAGGCTGCATCGTGCCATCCTACCAGATATGTGGGGTTTCATCAAGTGCGCCAATACGTCTTCCTTTTCCTGGCCGGGGCTCCCTCTTCAGTAATCGTCGTATCGTCCTGATTGTATAGGGAGTACGAATCCCGCAGGTAGAGGAGGGCGAGTGTCATCGTATCGACCTGATCGTCATGTTTCCCGCGCGGGAAGGCCAGGGCCTCTTCTGCCAAGTCGTAGGCCCATTCTGCCCCTTCGGGAAGCCACACTCGGCCCGATACGAAGAAGCGGAGAATGGCATGGACCCGGGCCACCTTGTCCTGGCCCTTGCCTGGAATGTAGGGTACGACGGGGAGCCCCGCCCTCTGGAGGTCTGGCAGGAGAACTTCGCCCGACGCCTTCTTCTCGACGATGATCCTGTCAGGACTATATTTGCGGGCGAGGGCCCGAGCATTCTCCAGAAGTTCAGGGTATTCCCAGCGGCCCCGTCTATTGGCCAGGAGGATGGCATTCGGAACATTGAACTCCTTACCCCGTGAGTCCTGGTATCCCGTAGTAAAGATGCCCCAGACTTGGAGGACCGAATAGTCATTGGACTCTCGCCGCCCGAAGGCCGTATCGGCAGCCATCAAGATCGCATCACATTCGGGCAAAGTCTTGTTTTCGGGCCACCACTGAATCTGCTCAACTTTGATGAGGTTGCCTTCGGCCGCAGTAGGCTCCTGCTGGTACAGGGCATTCCACTGGCTGCGGGGCATCGTGGGATCGTCCCGCAACTTTTCGAGAAAGTCCCGGGGCCACCGCTCAGGCCAGTAAGATTCCCCAGTCTCGGTCAGGGCCGGAATACTGAGGACCTTCCACTGCTCTGCCTTGGGGTCCTTGTCCTGGGCGTTAAGGAGCCAGCCTGCAAGGTCTTCCTGGTGCCACCTCGTCGTAATGATGAGGATCCGGCCGTCAGGCTGAAGTCGGCTCCTCAGGCCTCCGGGCCACCAGTTCTTGACGAACTCGCGTGATGCCTTGGACATGGCATCTTGCTCTGAAAGGGGGTCGTCGATAATAGCCAGATTGGCACCACGGCCGGCAATGCCTGCAGTAATACCGGCCGCAACATAGACCCCGCCCTGCTCAGTATTCCAGCGATTCGTGGCCCGAGAGTCGGCCCTGACCCTCGTAGGAAAGATCTGCCCATAGTCTTCGGACTGGAGGAGGTTGCGCGTGTCACGTCCGAAGGCATTGGCAAGTTCCTGCGCGTAGGAGACCCCCATGATTTGCCACGAGGGGTGTCGGCCCAAAACCCATGAGGGGAAGAGGACCGACCCATTAAGACTCTTCATGGACCGGGGAGGCATAAAAATCATGGCCCGAGCCCGGGGCGTCTCGTCGACGTACTGGAGCAGGTCCGCGATCTTCCTCAGGTGGTCCCCGTCCACGAAGCCTTCGGGCAGAATCCAGGGGGCCGCCAGTTGCATATAGGCGTAGTAGGAGGCCCGGGCCTTGGATTCTGCCAGTAGCTTTAGTTGCTGAAGGAGGAGAACGTCACTCAAGTTTCACTCCGGCAATCTTCGCAAGTCTCTGAACTTCGGCAATCCGGCCGGCCGAGTCCTCAGGTATCTTGGCGGAGACTGAGAGGACTGCCTTCTGGTCGACGAAGTAGCCGAGGGCCTTTCCGAGAAGTTCCGCAGCCCTATTGGCCCCCGAATAGTCCCCGTCCGACATCGCCTTCACATAGGTATCCTTGAGCATATCCAGGTATATGTCCCGAGAAAATTGGGCGCGGGCCTCGTCTCGGCGGCGCATCTCGTCCAATTTCTTCTGGATGACGGGCCGCTCAAGCCAGCGCCTCGCCATGACTTCGGGGTGGTCTCCCGTGTAGCCTGCGGCCGCTGCGCATTCCGCGAGGGAGTTCCCGGCCATATACTCCTTGACGAAGATGTGCTCCTCGGGCTTCAGTGGCCTATTAGGCCTCTGGACCATTTTCCGGGAGCCTGTAGCCCTCTTCTTCGCCTCGGCCATCAATTCGGGGTCAATGATTCCGTTCATGCTGCGCTCACCTGAAAGACATCCTTAAGGTAATTTTCGAGGCGCCTAAGTTCGAGGGCCATGCGGCCTGTGCCCCCTTCTCGCCCATTAGTCCTCCACTCTATGCCATTCTTGCGGAGATCTTCAGACAATCTTATCACCCTATTCCTCAATTGCAAGCTATTTGTAGGCCAATTCTTGGAGAGGGGATTCTGGCCCAAGTCTTTGAGGAGTTGGGCCCACGTCCCGTGCCACAGTTCCTTGTTCTCCATGAACTTGATGATGGCCTGGGCCACCTCACTATGTTCGATGAAGTGGGACGACGTCTCCATTTTGTTGCGCGAATAAGCCTGGAGGAACCTATCCCCCTCATCTCCGAGGCCTGCGTAGGCCCAGCGGGCAAAGTTGGCCATGCGTGGCGCATTATTAAGTTTGACCTGGGGGAAGCGGGCCTGGGCTACGGCCACGCAGTCGAAGAGGGCCCCTAAGATATTGGGGAGGTCCTGGTCTACCGAGGCCCAGAACGTATCGTCGTCGAGCCTCATTCCCTCCTTGATCGAGGGCAACTCGAGGTTGATGCTGCGGGATATGAGGTCTTCGCGCTCAGCAAAGGCCGGGATCCCATTAAGGACGATGGGTCTGCAGGCAGTAAAGGCCGCCTCAGTCGTATCCGTATAGAGGGCACGACCTCCGAGGGCCCCGGTCCCCGTCGAGATGCGGCAGAAGGAGTCGCTCAAATTGCCCTTCAGGAAAGACATGTTGTCGAAGGCGAGGACGAAGGAATTCTTGACGGCAGCTACGAGATCCCTGTTGTTGTCCAGGGGTTCCCTCATGTCGAGGGCGTGGGGATCTATGATCTTTCTGAGAAGGCGGGTCGTCGTACTCTTGGCCGAACCCTGCTCCCCATTGATGATGAGGATGGGGTAGGGACCCCCGGGCTTCATGGCCCCGATGAGCCACGCAGCTATCAGATAAATGTCGTCGTTCTTTGTCCGGATGTGCCTTGAGAGGAGTTCTACGAGGTTACCTCCGTCCCCAGGCCTGACTTGACCGAGCATGCCCCCGGGCCGATAAAAGTGGGGCGTGTCCCCCGTAGCCCGCGTGATGACCCAGCGGCCCCCGATCCACTTGACCATGTCGTGGGTGTCGTCCCCGAGGTCGTACCAGACGGTCTTGGAGTCGCCCCCGAGCCGCACATTGGCATCGAAGGTGCGTCCCCTGGCAATGGCAATGCCGATGGCCCACGCCCGGATCTCGTCGACGGCCCTGGCCGAGAGCATTTTTCCTGGGGCGTCCTGGGCACATATAAGGTAGAGCATTCCGACGAAGCCTTCGGACCTGACTGCGACCGTGTATCTGCGGGCGTCTACCCACAGATCCACGAATACGTCGCCATTGGGGGTCTTCCAGGGCTTGAGTCGATCCTGGACGAGGCGGAACAGGCCCGCAGGTCCAATGATCGTGGAATCTTTCGTCTCTTCGGTCATGTGTCCTCCTTGCACGAAGCCATTGAGAATACCCGAGGAGGGGCCAGGGCGCAACCCCGCAAGACCCCAGTCGGCATAGGGCCATATAACCCTACAAAGTGTGGGGTTTTAGCGGCCCAGGGAGCCCTGCACCCAAGACGTAGTCGGATTGGGCCGACCAATTTTGGGCCCGAGGCCGAAAATAGTTGACATCTCTTGACTTTCCCCCTATATTGATAGAGCCTGCCGCCCCCACACCCAAAATCATATAGGATGTGAGTGCATCCTATGGGATCAGGTGGGTAAAATTTTAGGTAAATTGCTGTGAAGGTGTGAAGGTTGTGAAGGTATTTTTCGTACTTTTCCACCCTATAGGGTTACATCCTTCTGGATGGAGAAACATAAGAAAAAACCTTCACAACCTTCACAAATCCAAATTCCCCAATCAAATCAACACCCTAGGTCCGTGAAGGTGACCCCGGCCAACCCTCACAAACCTCACAAAAACCCCCAATTTTGCCTCCTCCAGGTTACCCACAAAGCACATAGGATGCGCTCACACCCCGTAGGATGCGGAGAGGGGGCATTTCGAGGCCAAATTTGTGAAGGTTGCCCCGCCCCAGGGGGCAAAAATGGGACGTAGGGGCCCCCAAAGGACCTAAAATGGACCCCCCGACCCCAAATCCCATAGGATGTGGGCACATCTTTTTGGATGTGGGGAGGGCGGAGCCTACACTAGGTACCTTGGACGGGGCCCCGAGTCAACCCCAAAATTGAAAATTTTGCTCCCAGGCTTTAGGGACAGTCCTGTTCGACCATCATGGCCACGAGATCCCTGAAAGTGACCGTGGGAGCCCAGCCCAAAGCCTTAATTTTTGTGGGGTTACCCAGGAGGTGGTGAACTTC